AAAAATTGAGGACGTACACAAATTTGAAAGCGTTTTCTAAATGTGACCACGCGGTCACATTTAAGAGCTTTATCAAATATGACAACGTTGTCACATTTAAGAGTGTTCCCCAATTTCCCGACGTTGGTAAATTCTGCGACGTCGCAGAATATCAAGATCATATCAAGCGGCTTGCTCCACTTAACCATAAGTCCTCACCTTTGCGCCAATATTGATAATACTTAGCTCTATGCTTGTAATAGGTTTTCCAGTGCATCCTTTTGGGCTTATCGGGAAAATCGGGTGTTAAGTAGTCCTTTGCCTCATATCCAGGCACTATCTTTTGAGCTTCTTTAACTGCCTGCTCCCAGTAATAAACACAATCGGTCTTGCTTCGGTTTACTGTTCTATTATGCAATCCTAGACACTTACGACATGACAAGGCCTCACGATGCCAATATAAGCTCGTTCTAGCCTTTCCACAGTTAGGACAATATAAATAATAGCGATAGCCTCCATAGTTTAATGACTGCCGTTTTAGGGGCGTTTCTTGACCGTTATAAACTATGGTCAACTTATCCAAGTCTAGCCATACCCTAGCTTTGCCGTGTGCTATCTTTGCTTTGGTTAGGCTGCTAGCTTTGAGAACGTCTATAAACGCTTTTAATTCAATTTCTATCACTTTGACACCTCGCCTTATATATGAGCAACCCAACTATTCAAGCAAATCAACCAGTTCACCGTTTCGATAATTTTCAGCAAAAGATAGACAAGCTTCGTTAACCAGCTCTTGAAATTTTGTTCTTGCATAGCCCAATTCTTGAGCAATAACCCAGTTTGGTGCTGGTGTGGATTGTAAGAAGCGGCGATAGATAATGACTCTATAACGTTCATCAATGATATTTCTGTGTGCTTCCTCAATAGCTTCCAGCTCATTCATGGCATCTATTCGTCTTACTGCCAGTGTTTCAACAATGTTGCTGCGGTTATGGCTCTTAGAACGTGGCTCAAAGGTGTAATTGGCAGTTATACGCTGCTCAGCACTATCACGCGCAACCTCTCGCCACCGTGGGTATTCACGTAGCTTCTTTTTAACGTTCTTAATCGTCTGCTTTTCGTTGATTGCCATTAGTTCCATGATCTATCCTCCAGTTTATCCTAGTCAAAAACGCCTAGATAAAACTAAGCGCTCTTTCATTGTTGGTTGCGGTTGTTAGACTTGTGAAAGTCCTAGAGCCGTGTCAAAGTGTTTTGAGTATTCTTCCAGTGCCTTAGTCATTTCATCCGTAGAAAGTACCAAAGTAAAGGCCAGGTCACTAGCTGCCCCGTAAGCGTCATTGATAGATGTATCATGATAGCTTTTAGCGTACTGTTTGAATAGTTGTAGCAAGTTGTTTAGTCTATCTTCTTTCAAGACATATTCAGGCAATGAGATACCGTTGTTAAAGGCAATTTCATGCAATTTCTTGATAGCTAACGGATTGCGCTTGTATTTTTCAAGGTAGCTTAGCAGCTCTTTTTCTGTGACTTTTGTTTGTCCTAACAAAGTCAATTCTGCGAGGTTATCAGCGGTCACCGTTTCATACCCTGCTTTGATAGCATCAAGCTCTGTCTGCTCGATAGCTTCAATCTTAGAAATGATACTATTGTACTCTGTATCAGAATAATTCTTAGCAGCTTTTGCGATATCTTCCAAGCGTAAGTTAGCCTCGGTCTGATACATTTCGTTATTCTCGACCTTTTCAGCTAGTTCTTTCTGCTTGTTACCGTATTCTTCAATTTGTTGCTGCTTACGTTTACCAAAGTTGTCAATTTGTGTTTTAATTTCCGTTAATGTCATTTTTAAGTTCCTCTTTTCTATTTAGATAATTAGACAAAAAAACTAGAGACACCCCAAAAGAAACTTGTCTTTCAGTGTGCCTCTAGTTTTCTAGTCAGCGACTATATTTTGTTTTTATGGTTGTATCAGCGCTAATAACTTGACCGTCAACAACAGTCACTAATATACTACCATATTTTGGGAGTGCTTGTCTAACCATAGCACCGTTACTATAAAAATAAATATAGTCTTTGTCATTGTTTTCCATGTTTTACCTCTTTCTATCGTCATTAAATGCTTTATTATCAAGGTTTAGCGCCATTATAACAAAGCTAATAGTTTTCCGTTTTTATAGATTGCTGCAAACTCCAGTAGTGCTTCATCAAGATATCGATAAAAGGCACTTTCAGAACGTCCTAAGTCGTAATAGAGTTCTATGTTACTTTTCTTGATTGGTGTGCAGTATTTTTTAACTAAGATTGTCTTTAGTTTCTGGGGTTGAATTTTTTCGATTGCCTCTCTCATGCAGTCCCGTTCTAGCTCAGCGATGAATTTTCTGTTTTGTCGAGTATTTTCAAGAGCTGAAATGTCGGTGTTTAAGGCGTTATTACTTGTTCTATTCGTGTTAGGAACGTAGGGGCTGCCTGCTATCCTTTCCATACGTCTATAAACATTAAGCAGACTTTTAGCATTGTTTATAGTTTGCCGTTTATCAAGCTCAGCGCTTAATGCTCTGGCCTTATTAAACTCTTTAACGCCATTACATATACGCTCAAAAGCGTTGTCAAGGCTTTGTTCTGCCTCATATTCAACGCTTAGCATATACTTTTTAGATCTTGGGGTACTGTTTTTTAAAGTGATACTAATCATGGGTTGCTCATACAAGCCCGATATAAAGCCATGAATGGCAGTAGCGGCAGTATCTGCTTGATAGTAGTCAGTGAGCTCTTTCGAGAAAGTAAAGGCCATTTAAGCACCTCTTTTTCTAGCTCTTTTGTTTCAAGGCGCTAATATTATAGCGTTTATCTTTGATGCCAAAGACCTTGAAAGTGTTACCGTCAAGCCCTTTTAAAATACGGCTTGTGTTACGCTCATTATAAACCTTTCTAAGCTCATCACCGCTTAGATTAGTGTTGATGATCGTAGTGTCACGATTATTGAGAATATCAAACAGAAAATCTTGCTCCCAGTCGCCTTTGGGCTTAATCTCAGCGTTCTTTGCGCCTAGATCATCCAGTATCAGATAATCAACGCTTGTCATAAGGTTTAACGCCTCATGTTCTGTTAAGCTAGCATGGCGGCCATAATTCCAACCGTTTTTAATCTCCTTGATGATTTCGGTAAGGCTGATAAACAAGACACTCTTAGGCTCATTCTTAGCCCGATAGCCCTCGTTAATCGCCTTGGCCATGGCGTAAGATAGGTGACTCTTTCCTACCCCAGTACTGCCCGTTATAAGCGTATTTCCTGCCATGCCGTCAAGGTACTTTTGGACTTGTCCCTTAGCAAAGGCTAGGAGTTGTTTTTCCTCTGGGGTCTCAGCAATAAAGTTTTCAAAAGTTGCTGATTTCAACTCCTTTGGAACAGTACTTTTGCTCTCCAGAATGTTATAAGTTTTGAGATATAAACCTTGATTTTGGCTTTTCTCAATCTCTGACAGTTCCTTTTGAGAAATACCCTCTTTAACGCAAACGGGACAATAAGGCTTTGGCTGTCGAGGTTTATTCTCGCCTGCAATTAAAACCGCTTTATTAAGCTGCAGATAATGGACGTTGTGGACAGGACAAACCTCATCCAGTGTTACTACTCTTTTAGACATTTCAAGATAATTAGGCTTTTCAATAGCCGTTTCTGTTTCTTTAGTCATAGATACCCCTTTCTAAAATGGCAGTGGTGGAAAGTTACTTGTTAGAGTTTCTTCCTCTGCCTTTTTGTTGCGGTTAGCTTTTGAGTTGCGAACTAAGTCAACGGTTAGCAAGTTATCTTGCTTCCAGCGTGCAAGAATAGCCTTGATATATGCAAAGTTCACCTTGCCTTGGTTGACGGCTTCTTTTAGTGCCTCATAGATCAAGTCAGCGTTAAACTCGTCTAGCATATAGCCTAATTCTTGTTGCTGAATAGCTGATAAAGGTCGCCCGCTTTCTTGTTCAAAGCCATTATAGAGATTGATAAACTCTTGGCTAAAAATAGGGGCGGTGGTAGTGGTGGTCTTTTCTTCTTCCTCTACCTCTACCTCTTTTTCTAACTCTATCTCTTTCTCTATCTCTTTCTCTGTTGGACACTGGTTGGACACTCGTTGGACATTGTCCAAATTGGTTGGAATTTGTCCAACTTTACGATTTTCTCGCTTATATCGTGCCCAGTTTGTTTCTTGTTCAAGTAAGGCTTCAGCTTGAGGAAACTTAGCATTTCCGTCTGTGTCAATTTGGATGAGACCGCATTTTGTAAAATAAGACAATGTCATGTTAATATCGTCCTCACTAACGTCCAACTTAAGCGCTAACTCTTGAAATAAGCTTTCAAAGTAACCCTCATAATACAAGATGCAATCAGTTTCTAGGCTTTCAAGCATGAGCCTAATATAGATCACGGTCATAGCATAACCGCCATTTACACTTTTTAGACGTTTGATAAATAAGTTATCAAAGAACTTTTTATCAAATTTGAGCCAAAAATAAACTTTAGTCTTGGTCTTGGTCTTAGCCATTTTCCACCCCCAAAAATGCTAAAATGTCACTGATACGATAATACACTTTGCGGCTATCCTCTACGGGTGGTTGGTAGCGTTTAAGTCCTGCTTCCTCCCAACGTCTTAGAGTGTTGTATTTAAGACCTAGTTCATCCATAGCTTGCTGGGCAGTCATTAGCCCTAACTGTTTGTTATCGTACTTAGAACGGGCTTTAATGGCGTTTTCTACGATACTGACAACGCCTTGAGCTAGTTCGTACTGATATTCATCACTTAAAACGTGCATATTAACCCCTTTCTAGCAATGTTTCATATTCGGTCAAGTCTTCAATAGCCACTAAAGAGGTAAGCCGTTTTAATTCTCGTCTGACTTGACTTTCAAGAGGCTTAAGACCGTTTAATAGTTCCTCTTTAGTCTCAGCAATGAAATAACCTCTACGCATACCGCTCCTTTCACCAACGATAGGAACGTTATGCTTGGTTGATAGGTTATGAATGGCTTTGTACACCTCTCTGGGGGGGATTTTGGTAATAGTGGCAATCTCTCCACCAGTAGTAGCATTAGGACAGCCTTTCTTTAGAGTTGTTAAAACCGCTAGTTCATAATTATTTAATTTCAATTTTGTCAATAAATTGCCCCTTTCTATCTGTCTTGATGCACGTTTAGGCTTCCTCGGCATTACCCTTTGAATAGCTCTCAAAGCTCTTACAAATACGGTTAAACACTTTTGTAAGGTCTTCATCTTCCACGTACTCAATAAGCAGTGTATAGGCGTTGTTAGCCTCCTTTTTGCTGATTGTGGTCTTCACAGCCGCTTGCTCGTAAGTTCCGGCCATATAACCGAGGATAGCGGTATTTGTTGCTTTAGCATGATCCATAGTTTCAAAGTCATGTTTGAAAGTGAATGATTTAGCATTGTCGCTGAATAATTTGAATTTCATGGTTATTCTCCTTAGTTGTAATAATTGCCTTGAGCTTGAATATAAGCCCCGTAGTGAGTACATTCTTTGTGCGTAGTGTTATCTGTCACGGTATCAGCTTCAGGCTCTATATCAAGCTGAAAATAGCTTTTTTTGAGCCATAAAGCAGCAAGAGCTAGCGTTAAAACGATGACTAGGATAATAAACTGTGTAGCAGATAAATTTAATTCTGTGGCCATGATTTACTCTCCCCTTTCCTCTGCCTCGTATGCTCGCAACTCCGCTGGATTGTCACACTCGAGCAGATAAAAAGCGATTTTGTCTAGGTCGCGGGAGTAAATTTCTACCATGTCATAGACATGTTCTAAAAACTTATCCATTTCATGGCGTAACACCCCGTTATCTGCTCCAGTATTTTTCGCAATCATAAAGAGATTAGCTTGGCTGCGTAGGCCTTGCATCCCAGTCATGATGTCATGCAATTCAAGACCTAGCTTGTTAGATTGTTTAACTGTTATCGTATTTTCTGTTTTCTTTGTCATGTTATTACCTCGATTATGTTTTAAATCTAGCTTGTTTGTTTTCTGTGATGCTTATCCATTTTTAAGAGATGGCCTCTAAGTAGGGGTACACGATACCAGCAATCTATGATATAATTGAGGTATCTATAATTATCAAAACTAAAAACCTTATTACGGCTTGCCTGCTGTAATTTTCTTTTTAGTTATTGTTGTTAAAAGCCTCGTTAGTTTGGTCGCTCTCGTAGGCTTTTTTTGTTGCTCTTATTCTTCCACGTTCAAAAGTTCATCGATAGTCACACCAAGAGACTTGGATAATTTAAGTAAAGTTTGGCTATCGGGATTTTTTGTACGCTCATAATAAAGATTAGTTAGGGTTGTTTTTGAAATACCCGTATCTTTAGACAAATCAGCGACTGTTTTTCGTTTTTTGGCCAAAATGACACGAAAATTATTTCTCATGTTTTTACTCCTTTCTAAATATAACAAGAAATATTCCTTGTTATATTTTATTTTACTCTTTTAATTTTCGTTGTCAAGTGAAATATTTCTTGTTATAATATCGATTGATAAAGGAGTTTAAATATGAATATAATCGGGAACTTTTTAAAAAAAATAAGGAAAGATAAAGATATTAAGGTTGTAACGCTTGCAAAACAAATCGGAATATCTCAACCATATATTTCAAATATCGAAAACGGAAAAAGAACTGTGACAAAAGAGTTATTCTTTAAAATAATATATGGGATAGCTGAATTGTCACCTATTACATGGGATGTATATTGTGAATTAGAGTTAGCGGAAGAACAAAAAGTAGAAGTACTTGTTTTTGATACAATAACTGAATTTTGGGATAAATACTCTGACGAAATAAAAAAAGACTTAAATAGATATTTAGATGACGGAAAACCTATTTCAACTTTAGAAGATTTTAAGGACTGTGTTCAGTCGTGGTCTTTTGAAGACATGATGTCCATCTCAGGTTATTCTGATTTTCTTGACTCAAAATATGGAGTGGGTAACTACGGAGGATATATATACTATGATGACTTTTCTTCGTACACAAACCAAGAATACGTACAAGAGATTGTTCTTGACTACTGGTATCAATCTATTTTGACTGAATTCATGGAATTATTTGAGGTTGATCTAAGCGCTATCGAAACTAAAACCGAAACTAATCGGACATTATTAAATAATCTTAGTAAGCAAGAATTTGAAATTTATCTAACAGTAAAAAATCTTCGTTCTAAAACGGGACATTTTGCCAGATATCACTTACAAGATGAGAATAAAGACAAATTAGTTGATTTGAATATTCTCGATGACCAAGATAGTATTCATAACATTACCCTTGACAGTAAGCCTTTATCAGAAGAAGATATTATATCTTTACGAAATACGTTAAATGGAATAAGATACAGTAAATAGTGTAAACTGGGAAATTTTACAGAAAATATGAGATTGTTTAATATCAATCTTTGATAAACTCGACTAACTTTTTTCTCAAGCTTCACTCGAGCTTTATTCTTTGTTCGCTCATTGCTTGATTGTTCGCTTTGCGAACGAATGAAATTGTAATGACTGATATAACACTATCTCTTAAACATATAAACCACTCTAAAAACTTTATTACGGCTTGCCTGCTGATGTTTAGAAAGGTTTATCATTATGAAGATTAACGAGATAAAGAAAAAAGACGGCTCAACCGTCTATCGTGCTAATGTATATCTTGGCGTTGATGCAGTCACTGGCAAGAAAGTAACAACTAAAGTCACTGCTAGGACAAAGAAAGAACTCAAGACCAAAGCCCAACAAGCCCAATTTGATTTTAAAGCTAATGGATCAACACGCTACAAAGAAGCAGCAATAGAAACATACGAGGCGTTAGCCGCTTCATGGTGGGATAGCTACAAGAATACAGTTAAAGCTAACACAAGGAAGACACAAAAAGTGCTCTTAAACAACCATGTTTTACCGTTGTTTGGTGGTTTTAAATTGGATAAACTAACCACACCTTTAATTCAGTCTATTATGAATAAGCTGGCAAACAATACAAATACTGGTGAAGTTGGCGCTTATCTTCATTACGACAAAATTCACACTCTTAACAAACGTATATTACAGTATGGAGTGATTTTACAAGTTATCCCTGCTAACCCAGCCGATAATGTTGTTTTGCCTAGAAACACTCAAAAGGATAAGAAAGCCAAAGTTAAGCATTTCAATAATGACGAGCTAAAACAATTTCTTACCTATCTTGATAGCTTGGATAACACTAAATATAATACTTATTATGATATCACGCTATATAAGTTCTTACTTGCTACGGGTTGCCGCATCAATGAAGCTCTAGCTCTTTCATGGTCTGATATTGACCTTGATAACTCGGTTGTGCATATAACAAAGACTTTAAACTGTGAAATGGAGTTAAACAGTCCAAAATCAAAATCTGGTTACCGAGATATCGACATAGATCAGCAAACCGCAACCATGCTTAAAAGATACCAACGCAAGCAAACTCAAGAGGCTTGGAAACTAGGTAGGACTGAAACAGTGGTATTCTCTGATTTCATCAAAGCCTATCCAAGTTCTAAAGCAGCATCGGGCCGACTTAGGACGCATTTTAAAAAAGCAGGGGTAAATAATATAGGTTTCCACGGTTTCCGACATACTCATGCCAGTTTGCTCCTTAATTCGGGTATTCCTTATAAAGAGCTGCAGCATCGTCTAGGCCATTCCACTCTTTCAATGACTATGGACACATACAGTCACTTATCAAAAGAGAACGCTAAAAAAGCGACGTCATTTTATGAGCAAGCACTAAAATCTATCTAAAAGTAAGCAAAAAGGTAAGCAA